TACCAAGCTCACCGCCAAAAACAGAAGAATTATTTCCATAGCAATTATTGCTACCACCTATTGAAATAGCATTTTGTCCAGCTAAACTACTTCTACCAATTACTATAGCATGTGATCCGAAAGCCTGACCACCATAACCAATTGATATTGCGTTTGTGCCATTAGCTCTTGTATATTGACCTATAGCAATTGCATTATCAGCTTTAGCACCATAGTTAGTTGTATTATCACCTATAGCTGCTGCAAAACTGTCTTCGCCTGTTGCTTGTGATTTCCCAAGAGCAACAGAACCACTATTAGTAGATTGTGATTCAAGCCCTATTGCAATACTATCTGATCCAGATGCAGTTGCACTATCGCCTATAGCTATAGCATTTGCACCTGTCGCACTTGGCTGTGCAGTAGGAGAACTTTCGTTAGCAGCATAAAGATCTGCACCAGAAGCCATATCTGCAAAGCTCAACACCCCAGAGCCATTTGTAGTCAGTACCTGCCCACTTGTACCATCAGCAATAGCTGCAGTAGGTGCAGTAGTAAATACAGCTACGTTACCTGTAGCATCTGGGAATGTAATTGTACGATCTGCTGTTGGGTTTGTAAAGGATACTGTAGTTTCGTTAGCATCTGCACTAGAACCCTCAACACTAAACCCTGAGTCACTTAGGTACAAACCAGATACAGTTGGGCTTGTCAGTGTTTTGTTAGTAAGTGTCTTAGTCGTACCTGAGAAGTACGTATCGAGCAAGTCTACATCAAAGTAACCAATAGATGATGCAGAAGAGTCAAACACTGCAATGCCATCATTGTTAGCGATAGCAGTACTTGTGTCAATCGTAATAGCTGATACATCTGCTACAGCATTAAGTTCAGCACCTGTAGCTGTCAGACCAGTTACGTTGTTAGATACCCCATTAACTGCTTGAATACGTGACTCTACGGCTGCTGCAGTTGGTAACTCAGAGTTAGTAGATCCTGTACCTACACTGGTTACAATATCAGTTACACTGTCTGTACCATCTGACAAAGTACCAAATGTAATTGTACCTGTAGTGGTGATAGCACTCGATCCATTATTAATAGAACCAAAGTTACTTGTAATGCTACCACTATCAAGAGCACCTACTGTAGTTACATTACTTAGTGTATCTAATGCACTTTCAAAGTATGTCTCAAAGTCAGTTAGTGCTACCTGCTTCATAGTGCCAGCATCATTAACTACAACTCTATCTGCATCTGCAAGAGTAGTAGCCGTGGCTGCTGTATCACCATCCATGATGTTTATTTCAGTAGCAGTAGCAGTTACACCTGTAAGATCCGTAGGTGCAATACTGATGTTAGCTGTACCATCAAAAGACTGACCAGCAATTGTACGTGCAGTTGCTAAGGCTGTAGCTGTATCAGCATTACCTGTTAAATCACCTGTGACATTACCTTCAATGTTAGCTACAAGTGTACCTGTAGTAATCGTAAGATCACCTGTAGATGCACCTGTAAATGAGCCTGTACCTACAGTAAACTTGTCTGCGCTTTCATCCCAACCAATAAAGGCATTATCAGAGCTACCACGTTCAATGACAATACCAGCATCATTAGAAGGTGTACCTGTAGTACCATTACCTAGTTCCATTAACAAGTCAGCAACTACAGTGTTAGTTGTGCTAATCGTAGTTGTTGTACCATTTACAGTTAAGTCACCACCAATGATAACATTACCTGTTGTAGTAATTGCGTCAATGTATCCATGTGACCAATAGTTAGAACTGTCACCTAAACTATATGTACTATCTGCACTTGGTATAACATTAGAGGCTACGTCTGCTGTAATTGTAACAGTGTCTGTAGCTGCATTACCAATAGTAGTGTTACCATTAAAGGTAGCTGCACCTGATACAGTAATAGAACCAAAAGAGTTTGCACCCGTAGAAGTTACATTACCTGTAAGGTTGCCAGTTACATTACCCGTAACATCTCCTGTCAGATCCCCTGTTACATTACCAGTTACGTTTCCTGTAACATTTCCTGTGACATTACCCGTCAGGTTGCCAGTTACATCCCCTGTGACATCTCCTGTCAAGTCTCCCGTCACGTTACCCGTAACATTGCCAGTAACATTACCTGTTACGTTACCAGTGACGTTACCTGTCAGAGCACCTGTAATTGCAGTAATGTTAGCGGCATCACCGTAGATGTTTGCCCAACGAACAGAAGTAGTACCTAAGTCATACAGGCTGTCAGATGCAGGGTTAAGATTTTTAGCTGTTGAAGTTGTACCTACAAGATTACCTGTTACATCACCCGTTAAGTCTCCTGTAACATTACCAGTGACATTGCCCGTAACGTTACCTGTGACATCTCCTGTTACGTTGCCTGTCACGTTTCCTGTAAGTGGACCTACAAGAGATGTACCTGTAATAGTTGTACCTGTAATGGCTGCTGCAGTAGTACCACCAATTACCGTGTTATCTATAGCACCGCCGTTAATATCAACAGTAGTAAGTGTAGATGTACCTGTAGCTGTAAGGGTTGTAAACGTACCAGCAGCAGCAGTTGTTCCACCAATGGTAGCAGCATCAATTGTACCACCGTTAATGTCTGCAGTGTCAGCTACAAGGCTATCAATGTTAGCAATACCATCAATGTATAGGTTACGCCACTCAGATCCTGTAGCACCTAAGTCGTATGTATCGTCAGCAGAAGGAAGAAGTGCAGAAGCAATATCAGCAGTAAAGGTTACAGTATCAGTAGCAGCATTACCTAAAGTAGCATTACCATTTACTGTAAGGTTGCCTGTAATTGTAGCATTCTCGTCAACCTGCAGAGTATCAATAGTAGCAGTGCCATCTAGGTACAAGTCTTTAAACTCTACGCTAGATGTACCAAGATCAATATCGTTATCTGTGACAGGAGTGATAAGACCATCTTGGAATCTAACTTGCTCTACGGCTGCAGCAGATACCTCTACAAATACACCAACACGATTATTTGATGTATCTATAACTACTTTATTAAGTGCATCTGAATCAGCAATAAGTGGTACGTATGCGCCCTCTGCTGCAGTACCATCGTGCTTGTGTCCAGTTGAAGCATTAAACGCAGCAAGTACTTGGTCAAACTCTAGGTTTAACGGGTTAGCTCGTACAACGGCTGTTGCCACAATGTCTGCTGAAGATTGTCTTGTATAACCTGCCACTTTTTATCTCCTGTCGCCTGTGCCATACAGTATGGATACGGCCTGTATTGTATGACTTGGGCTTGTACTATTGGTAACGTAAGATACCGAAATAGAATCCCCTGATCCACTTATATTCGTTGATCTTATTGGTGATGGGTTACCATCATATATATCTGTTGTATCAAAGATTGTAGATGCGTTATCAAATAACGAGGCTGCACCTGCAGTTGTCAATGAAAAGTTTTCTGGTGTGTTTATTTCAGAGTCACCAAAGTTAAAGTCTATACCTACGTTAATTAAGGCTTCACCTTCAGTTTTAAGAAAGGTCTTAACTTTATAAAATACTTTACGAACTTCTGGATCACCCATAAAGTAATACGGAGTTTGATACACACTGAATATATCAGAGCCAGCAAATGAGTCACCTTCTTCTTGCTTATATACTTTACCCGTACTGTCTCCGTGTAACACAAACTCAAACTGACCTATGTAACCACTAGCTACTGATGTTGCTTCAATGCCTACAAGCTGACTATACTCAAATGTAGACTGTGCAGTTGGACCTTTACGTATAGCTGCCAGTAGTGACAAAGAAGTGTTAGCTTCAAAGAATAATCTAAACTGTGACTTTCTTCGTATTACAAGAGCTTTAAGTCTAGTTACGTACTCATTAGCTGTGTAGGTCTCAAATGTTTTTTGAATCTCACGAGAAACAGTTTCAAGTTCAACGTCACCAATACGTGATGTACCTGAAATAGGACGAATACCGTCTGGCCCTAAGAAGATAATGTCACCACCAAACTCTACCACAGTATCAGGTGCAACACAACCCAAGTCATTCGTTACGTTTTCTACTGTAAAGTTAGAATAGTTATCACCTATAATACGTTTGATCTGGTTCTGACCAAATACATAAAGTTGGTTACGAAAAGATTTTAACTGAGTTACAGTAAAACCTATGTTGATTACACCTGCACCGTTTGCTGGATCAAAGTCTGTATCTGCGTTAGGAGCAGAAAAATATATGTTAAAAGGCTCTGCAGGATCACCAGCTAACCAAAGATGATTTGCAAAGGCACTAGAAAACTTAGGATCTGTTGGTGCATTCGCGTGTGTAATCTGCGTATACGTT